ATAAAAATCAAAATAATACACATAATAAACTTACTATTATTACACCATGTATACGCCCAGATAATCTCGTAAAAATAAAAGAAAGTATTGATTTTGACTACGTAAACGAGTGGATAATAGTTTATGATGGGACAAAAATTTCTTCTTTACCAAATACAATTGAAAAACATGATAAAATTAAAGAGCATATATTCAAGGGTGAAGGAATTAGTGGTAATCCACAACGCAATTTTGCGTTGGAATTAATAGAAAGTTTTGACACATATCTTTATTTCTTGGATGATGATAATATTATTCACCCTGATTTATATGATTTATTAGATACTATTGAGTCAGGTAAAATGTATACATTTGACCAGTCTAGACCCAAAAACGTTTATCCTTATAAAACCTTCCTTCCAGGGAACAACATAGAACTATTTAATATTGACACTGCCATGTTTTTAATAGATTTTAATCTATGCAAGGATATACGTTGGATTCCTGATAAGTATAATGCTGACGGACATTATATCAAGGAATGCTACGAAGTCAATAAAGATAACTGGGTCTATGTAAACAAAACTATGGCTTATTATAATAAGCTTGTCTAATGATTTTTAAAACAAATATAAAAGCAACTCCCGTTTATTAAGTAGCGGTCCATCATAATTAATACATTATCATGGAACTTTCCCAAAATCAAACTACTCAACTTATGAAGCGTTTTCCTGAGTTTGAACTTTCCTATGAAACGATTTCCCATAAGAAAGTTTCACCAAAATACGATATTTGTATGGCTATACCTACAGGGAAGAAATGTTTCGCATGGTTTACTTATCATAATGACCATGATGTTTGTTACTTGTTGGATTTAAATAGAGAGAAGAAAATTACAAAATCAACTGTTATTCAGACAGGATTTGATAGGAGTTTATCGTTGGGAACTATTGTCTATGGTACGTGGATCAAAGAGCAAAGCTTGGGCAAAGAACAGGGTTCGGGCAAAGAAGAAAAAGAAGGTACCCCCGAAAATCAATGGTTCGTAATTGAAGATATTATGTTTTATAAAGGAATCCCAATGAAGAAGTGTGGTTTTACTGAACGTCTTGCGTTTATCGCAGAATTAATGGGACAACTCAAACAAGAATTCCGTAAACCAACAGATACTGTTTTTGTCTTGCCAATGTTATGGCAGGTTGAATTAAAAGAGTCTATGGAAGACTATCCTACTACTATTCCTAGTGAGGTTACCGATTCAGTTTATTACCAAGTTCATCATATTCAATACAGAAGTTGTGGCGAAATTATGCCCTATTTGAATGTCAATATTAATAAAAAGATTGGTGCTAGTGAGCCAAAGAAATCTGTGTTACCATTGCTTATGCATGACAACACGAAGTTGCGTATGGATTTCACAAAACCACAATATAAATATCCTACCGTATTTAGAGTAATGGCTGATTTACAATTTGATATTTACCACCTTTTTGCATATGGGAAAGATAATCAACCTATCTATTATAATATTGCATATATCCCGAATTTTAAAACAAGCGTTACGATGAATGGCTTGTTCAGGAACATTCGTGAGAATAAGAATCTGGATTATATTGAGGAGAGTGATGATGAAGATGATTTTCAAAATATGAATATAGATAAATATGTTCATATGGAGAAGGTTTTATTGATGGAATGTGTGTTTAATAATAAGTTTAAGAGGTGGACACCTATGCGAGTTGTAAATGCTAGGGAAAAAATAGTTCATATTGGGAAATTGGCTAATTATTAGAAACCTCCTAATTTTACATCTTTGCAAATTTAAAACGCTTATTAATTATATAAATAAACCCACCTCCCTTTTGTGAATGATCCATCTTTTATAATTCCGTGCCATTTATTTTTCTCATCTGTTACATAAAATTTTGTATTGTCATATTGGTCTTGTTGAAGACGAATGCCGCTAATCGTAGTAGGGGATTCTGATATAAACTTAAAATATATACACTCATTTCGGCTTGGTATTTCCATTCTGCATATTCTATTTTGCCAATTCAGGGTTTCGTATAGATTCGTCTTGACAGGATTTTCTCCGTTTCGTAAATAAATGACATGGGACATGTTATATATAAAAGTTACTTTGTTGTTTATAAAATTTATAAACATTTTACTTTCAATTTTTTATTTTGTTATGTGCGTTTTAAAATTGCAAATGTCGTATACTAAGTGTTTATTTTCCCTTCTCAACAATAACCTCTTTTAATACATTTTTCATAATTTTATCAATATCTTTCTCTTCTTCCTCTCTAGAATAAGAACCAAGAGCACTCAGTGAGATTTTCATATATTCATTGTTTTCAGGTGTATCTAATGTCTTAAAATCAGGATTTTGCTCTTGCCACGCAGGTAATTGTTGCAGATTCTTACGAGCTATTTTCTTTACTACCTGTTTTAAAGTACTCTTTTCATTGCTTTCTTTCTCCCAAACGTCCTTATCTTTGATATAAACAGTTTCCCTTTTTATATCAGTGCAATGAAGTGGACGCTCATGGACATCTAATTCCTTTAATTTATTAATAAAGATACGTGAAATGCCTAATACGTAACCCAATTTTCCAGTGGCTTCTAAGTCAGATACTTCTAATCTGAGAGAATCTATAAAATCAGTAATACTAATAGCATCCTTGCATTGTTCATTGAGAAACATATTTAGATTGAAGTTATTTTGGACGTTTTGGACATTCTGTATGTTGTTTGTGACATGGGGTTTCTGAGATATTTCTATAATTTTATTTTGTAGTTCTTTATTCTGTTTTTGAACATCGTTATTTTGCTTTAAAATTTCCATAATTAAATCATTAGAAGTTGTGTTATTAGTTGATTCCAATGGCGTATTACAGTTTTTGCGATGGTTACATAAACTAGAAGCATGCTTATACTCTTTTCCACAGTCACAAATAAATTTATCCGTTGTCGTTTGTTCACCTGCATTTCGCTTATGTTTTTTTGTAGCCAGATGTGCTATCCAATTACTATTTTTTGTTGCATTAAAATTACAACTTTTGCACCAGAACTCGTGTGGTAAACTCGGCATTTTTTTATTAGGATTTATTAGGCATTTTTTCCGAACGTCACAATCTTGATTTTTTATATTTTGAATCATTACGATAATATATCATAGATTGATATTTATTTTTTTGGGCATTTTCCGCATTTTTTTATTCGCCTAAAGAAAAAATGCCGAACATATTGGGCATAAAAGTATTTAAAACCTTATGCTGCGCATATTTGAATGATTTTTTTGGTATTTAAAGCTTCCGAATGCATAACCAAAAAATCAGAGACCCTTTGCAAATTTTATTTTCATAAAAGTAAAAACGGACAAAAATAAATGTCCAAAAACAAATTCGATCCCGATTTCTTTATCCTGTTTTTCTAAGGGTTTTAAATAATTATTATAAAACTATTTAATTGGCGCTTTTCCTAATAATTAGGCCCTTTTCCTAACGCTAACGTTTTTGATTTTATTTATAAATATTTATTACCATTATAAATAATATATATCCAATTATTATTTTGGGCGTTTTTTCTATTAGGAAAAGGGCCTAATAAAAAAATGCCAATAATATTGCGCATAAAAGTATTTAAAACCTTATGCTTCACACTTTTTAATGATTATTTTGGTATTTAAAGCTTCCGACTGCATAACCAAAAAATCAGAGACCCTTTGTAAATTTTATTTTCATAAAAGTAAAAACGGACAAAAATAAATGTCCAAAAACAAATTCAATCCCGATTTCTTTACCCTGTTTTTCTAAGGGTTTTAAATAATTTTCGTAAAATTATTTAATTAGGGAGACTTTGGATTTCTTTATTATATAGAATAAATATAAATGAAAGTAGGAAATATTGAATACGGAACTTGGAAAAATGGTTCTTCTATATTTAAAGACAGCAACGGTTATTATATAATTGATATCAATAGTAAAGGTGAAGAATATAAAAAATATTTGAAAAACTGGAAACCTACTGGTGATTATGAACCTTTACATTTAGATAAATCAAAGAATAAATGGACTACTCAAAAGAAAAGGGTTACACATAATATAAAATTAAAAAATAAAACAAAAAGATTAAACAGACCATCTCCGCCTTATCCTGCAAATGATTATTGTGGAAAAAATAAAAAGGGCAATGATGGAAATATGTATACATCAACCAAAAATAAACTTGGTATATGTAGATGGGTAAAAATAAAATCAGTGTAATCTTATAAAAAATATTAATTTATCCCGTTTATATAAATGGCAACAGAAAGGAGAAGGAGAAGTAGATTTAGTTATATTATGCATCCCAAAGGTAATCAAAAAACAAAGGTAGTCCCAATTGATGGTGTAATACATGAAGTAGACCCAGTTACATCTGTAAAATATGCGTTATTAAATCCGAGTTTTGAGTCAAATGTACCTACTGCTATGAGAATGAGTTCTGAAAAAGTTATAGCGAAAACAACTGCAGTAAAACCAATTAGATTACTTACTGCGCAAGTGGTAGGAACAAGACCTCGTAAAACAATGATGGATTGGATATTTAGAAGGACACGAAAATCTCCTGGGTTAGACGAGCCAATGTTACCACAATTACTAGCAAAACCAACAAGAATAGGTGGCAAACGTAAAACAGTGAAGAAACGTCATAGAAAATAAAAATCTATATAATATATATAATGTCAGCATTAGGTAATGGTTCTTTAAGTGGAAGTGATTTTAAACAAGGTGGTGTATTGCCTAGTCAAACAACCACTGCAACTCAACCAGTTCCCACACAATATAATAGCAAACTTGTAGGTGGTAAAAAGAAGCGTTTAAGCTCATTACGTTCAACTAAACGATCAGGTTTAGCTGCGTCAACCTACAAAGTACATGGTGGTAAGAGACGTAAATTAAATAAATCCCGTAAGAGTCATAGAAAGAGTAAGAAATGTATGTCTTTTTGGCCATTTTAAACCAATTATTTATAATGTATAATCATATATTATAAATGCCTGGGACTTATGGAATGCTTACTTTTGAAGATTTTGACGCGTTTAAAGATAGAGAAAAAAAAGAGAAAAGGAATGCAAAAAGGGCTTTAGCAAAATCGGAAAGTCAACCTAGTCGTAAAAAGCCAATTTTTAGACTTTCAGAACCAATTCCTGAATTAGAAGAACACCAAAAGTTCAAAGCTAAGGCGAAGTCAAAACTATCTCACGTTGATATAATAACAGAGTATACGGTAAGTTCATCTAATTTTTTAAAAGATATAATCGGTGATAGTAGACGGGATACTAATTTTCAAACAGTAAAACAATTAATAGAAGAGAAATTAGAAGAATCTACAGAGCCAGAAACAACTCCTCTTAAACAAGGGGCTGTTATGTTTAATGAACTTATATTGAGACGATTAGAGAAAATTTCCCAAACTGTTGAAGACGAAACATTGTATGACAAAATGGCAGGATTATTGGGAGGAGACTCATCTAGAATTGTATCTAGATTCATGTCAGAACTTAAAACAGATGGTATTGAAGAGGGACACTACAAACAGTTTTTTGATAGTTTATTTCTTTTGAATACAAAACAAAGTGAATGGCGAACAAAATATTTGTCAGATAATGATAATCCTCAACAATGTTTTGATGCACTAGGTCCTCAAAAAACAAAGGATAAATGTTATTTATGTTGTAACAAATTAACTGAACCTATAGAATGCGAACATTTATTACCAATTATTACAGCATTAATGCATTTTTGGTTAGTAAAACAGGGTAGTTTTCCAAATCTTAGCGAAGCATCCAAGGATTTATTAAAAAAAGAATATGCACGTGCACATGAATGTTGCAATAGAAAAAAAGGTAGTAAAATATTAATAAAATTAATTTCAGAGGGTGGTTCTGGTAAATATCAGGTTGACCAAGATAAGATAGAGGATTTAATATTAAAAATTAACGAAGAATGTTCAGAATTAACAATTTCAAACGAAGAAGAATGTTCAAGTTCTATTATGTTTAAATTTCAAGAAATAGTTAATATAATAAATTCCAATGTTGAAGAATATGGCCCCAATTACTATCCTCTTTTTATAAAATATAAAATTTTATCAGCAATATCAGATGAACACTTTAATGAGATAATAACTACAGGAAGATTAGTTGGTGGTGGACCTAAAAATATTATTGATTCTTTGGCAAATATATTTAAATCTGAATATTTAAATAAAGTTATAATTAACGATATAAAAAAGTATAGTAAAGAAATTGATAGTAACCCCAAAGGGTTTTATAGTCACAAGTCAAAACCTATTTTATTCAATAAAGAAATTAAACAACATAAAACGGATGTAAAACACATGAGAATTTTAAAATATAACAAACCAACCAGACATGGTGGAAAAAACAAAAAGAGTAAAACTAGAACTAGAAAACATAATTAGTAATTTCATTAGTCATCTAATCCAGATAGACCAATTAAGTTAATCAAACATTTGCCCGAGCCTACTCCATGTTTCGTATCAAGCTCATCATCTGAATCATCATTTGCGATTTTACATGTTCCAACTGCATCTGTCTTACTTTTAGGGTCAAATGTGCGCTTCCAGGTCGTGTCATTCTTCCAATCAATAGCCATACCAGTATATGTTTTAGAGTCTATTTCACGAATGCGATAATTGCATTTCTTATAGAATCTTCTACGTTGAGCCCATTGATTTTGAAACAAATCATGAGAATCCACAATATCCACTATGATGGGATTCTCATGTTTTACACGCAATATACGTCCTACAGATTGTGTAATATCTGTTTTAGGTGTAACCATAACTAATGTTGAAAGTGATTTTATATCAAGTGCCTCCGCCGCCATAGCATAAGTAGCTAATACAATCTGTTTTGTTTCAGTCTCTTGTAAGTTCTTTTGTTTCATTCCACCCACATAATAACCTACGGGTGCAATATTGCGATAAGTTATTCCATCATATAAATATGAAAGAAGCGACCGATTATGACACAATATCATGATTTGGTTATCAGGCTCTTCTTCTACCAAATCCTTAATAACTTTTATAATAAAATCACTGCGAGGACCAAACTCACACAATTTTGTTATCATGGTACTATATTTGGCTGTACCACGAAAATCTACTTCTACCTCTTTAAATTCGGGGTCGTTGGTTTGATAACGGATTGCCCGAACAGATACTAAGTCATCATCTTCGCGTTTTTCAGTATAAATCTTTTCACCAATAAACATGTAAAGAACCTTTGTCAACTTATCTTTACGGTCAACAGTCGCAGAAATACCAAGCATATATGGTGTAATTGTCTTAAATAGGGTTCTAGAAAACTGTTCGCTACCAATGCGATGCACTTCATCAATAATTGTTAGACCAAAACAAGAGAAAGTTTCAATGGGATATTCTTTATCATATAGCGTTTGAATCATACCAATAACAATATCATTTCCCTCAACATCAAATACCGAACCCTGGATTTTACCTACTTTGGCGCCTGGGAGAAATTCATTGATTCGGTCTATCCATTGGTTCATTAAGAATTCTTTATGAACAATAATAAGTGTCTTTTTTTTCAATAGCGAAATAATTTTTAATGCAAGAACCGTTTTACCTCGTCCGCAGGGAACTTCCAGTATACCACCATTACCCTTTTGTTCACTTTCACAGCATATGGGAGAATTTACATATTTCATATAAACATCAACAATTTTATCTTGGTAATCACGTAGAGGTTTAGGGAATGAAACATCTATATCTTCGCCCTCACCTATTTCGGACTTAGAAGGAATACCATAACGTTGAATTCCATAAAATCTGGGTAAATACATTTTATTGGCGTTTTCACGGAATACAGGGAACACGGTGTTTTCACCAGCACCAAAAGCATTTCCCATGACAACAGGTTTTACAAATAGGTCTTTGCGAAGAAATTCTTCATCCTGTTTAGATATAATACTTTTTGGAATAGTGTAACCCTTTTTACCCAAATAAGATTGAGAACGAATAATGTTTTTGTATTCTTCGTTAACAACAAATTCAGTAGACTTAGGGGGTGGAGGTGTTATATTTTTCTTTTTGGTAAAGAACTTTCGCTTATACATTGGCTAGTAATATATACAATATTGTTTATATATTATTTATTAATTCTATTTAGGATGTTTCAATTTTCTAGGGAGGAGTTGTCGTCTAAGATAGCCAACCTGTTGTTTTTTTAAATTATAACATAATAATCATTTGTAAATTAGGAGGGTTTAGAAGGGAACCTTGGTTCCCTTCTGAAAAAATATAATGTTATTGTATAAATGAATATTCCAAACGTTTTCAAGTCATTTTCCCAATTGGAAATCATATTGTTGGTTATCTTTATTATATATATTGTTTTACCCATTCAAACACCTGGTTTCTTGGCTGGAGCAATTGATTCATCTTTAGGTATGTTAAGTATTTTCATTATCACAGTATATTTGTTTTTCCACGTAAACCCTATTTTAGCAGTTGTTTACATCTTTGTTGCCTATGAATTATTGAGACGTAGTGCAAATAAGACTGGAGGTGTAACATTGATTCAATATACACCTACACAAGCAAGAAAGGATTCTGAATTGAAGGCAATGAATCCTCCTCGTGCTGAGACATTAGAAGAGCAAGTTATTCAAACCATGGCTCCTATTGGACATAGTGACCCTAGTATTTTTACATCAAGCAGCTATAAACCAGTAGCTGATAATATTAAGAATGCTGCGACATATTAGAAGCGAATAGTAGATTACTTTATTGATTAACTATATTACACAATTATGTAATATAATTAGTAAGAAGGGATGTTTTTAAGGCTGAGATAAAAATATAAACAAAGATATTAATAGTGGAACGTAGAACAAACAATATCTTTTAAACTGTTCACCTAAGCTTATATCGTCAGGTATAGTTTTAGATACGTATCTTAAAAATAACAATATCATTAATACTATAAAATTTACTGCAAGAATATGCAATAATGCTCCCGTAGTACTGGTCATAAAACCAATACAAGCAGCTATTAGTCCAAATATCCTAGCCGATTCAGTAAAAGACTCTTTTTTCTCTTCACCTTGTACGTATTTAATACTTTTATCATTATAAGTTAGAAACGTCTGGTCTAATTTTTTAATCAATATAAGAGAAACCGAAATGCCCAAAATAACAAAACCAAATAATCCGTTCAAAATTAATGACATCTCGCCGTCGCTTCTAAATCCATAATAAAAACAACTTAACACATAATAAACACCAAATGTACATATTAAAACATCTGCTGCTCGTATTGTTTTTTTCTGTTCATCTTCCCCGCTAATTTTAGACAATGTTTTATCAATCACCAACATTTTATAAAGCATAGGAACACCCATATAAACTAAAATAAGCCCAAGACAGAATAAAAAAAAGTTTACCGAGGTTTTCATATAATCTATTTTTTGCATATCTTGAGAAAGTGCACTGCCGATTGGAATATTATAAGTAGCGATCTCTTCAAGAGAAGTACCAGTTGGTTGACAATCAATATAAATTTCGTCATCAATTGTTTTTCCAAGTACTTTATTATCGCTAGTTTCTGGGGGGGCGTTTGTTGATGCTCCAGAAGTTTCACTTTCATAATTTGTGGGTGCTGAAATGCTAAATAAATCGGTATTGCTTTCAAACTTACCAATTTGGTTTGCGTTCGTACGAATACCTAAATCTATAGGCTCTGTTAGAACAATAACTATATTGTTTGGATGAATAGTATCATTATAAATAAAACAATTTTGATTTTTTTTAATATCTTTTTTATCAAAAAGTAATTCACAACTGTTCTTAGCTGGGTTTTTGTCCTGTACATTAACAGCAGTCTGGTCAGATTGTATCATTTCAAGAATATTATCTATACTACTAACTGGTCCATCAAATTTAGTGTCGGGCTCCTTTAAAAGAATACATAAAAAAAGTTTGTTATCGTTGTTATTGTT